GCACGTCCACCGCTCGACCTTCTTGATGACCGACTCGGTGGAGGGAGCGGTCTTCTTGTCGGCCGGAGTTGGAGCGGGCGGATCTTCCTTCGCGGGTCCGCTCATCTTCATGCCTCCGATTTCGATAATCAACGCACGGCCGTCAGTCGTGGACAGATTGCGGAGCACCTCCAACTGATGCCGTGCGTCATCAGTGGTGGGATGCTCGTCGAGTGCGCGCTCGGCCCATGCCTTCAGGAGATCCGTCTTGAGTCCTTTCGAGCGCGCGACCGCGAGTGCATCTGGGTTGGCGGGAACCGGGACGCAGGAGTATTCCAACAACGACTGCCGCTTGAAGTTGATGCCATACTTCCGCGTCTCGTCGTAGTTGTATTCGATCGGCTGGAACCCGGCAGAGCAGGCGTGCATGTAGCCACCCTGATACAACCGGTAGATCTGGTAGCCGAACGGGTTCATGTCCTCCGGCGTGAACTCGCACATCGAGCGCAGCACGTCTCCGTCGAGGTAGATGTTGCGCGCGTTGCCGATCGGCGGAGACCAGTGGTCATGGACCCAGAGCACGACAGGGTTCTTCTTGTAGTCCGCGAGCTCCCAGCCCGCGGGATCGATGGTGTCGTTCTCGCGGTCCACGCGAGCCGTGCTCACGATGAACTCGATGAGCCGGGAGTTCTCCGCACCAACGGCCTTCACCTGCACAGGCATGGGCGCGAGGATGCAGAGGTTCGTGTTGTCGATCGCCTTGGGATCGGCAACGCTGCGCATCAATTCGCGCAGTTGGTTCTTACTCAGGTAACGCCGTTGTGTGTCACTCATGCTACGCTGCCTCCGCGAGCGCGGCCATGACCGCGGTTCGCTGTGTTCGAAATCCCTTCTTGAACTCCTTGCGAATGCTCTTCTCGAATGGTCCTCGTCGTTTGTCGAAGATCCGGAAGCGCATGAACCGAGATCCCCGCAACCGCTTATCGTTTATCACCGGCAGCACGCCACAGCGGCAGTTGATGTCTTCCTCCGGATCGCCGGTGTCGCCGGGGAACTGACAGGTCGCATCGCCCACTTCGAACTCCTCATCGATGCCAACCACCTGCCCGTCTGCCTCTGCATGGGTGTCGCGCACCACCCCATCCTGTGTCGCCAGCCACTCCTTCTCTTCCACGTTGACTTGCCGATACCCTTCCAGTGCCCCGAAGTTGGACGAGCGCGCTACCTCTGTGCGGGCGATGGTGACGGCTCGACTGCCTTCTGCGACATCGAAGACGTGCTCGATGTCTTGTGCGATCGTGTCGATCGAGGCACCGGAGTCAATGCCATTGACCAGAACGGTTTGCACACGCTCACGTGTCGTGCGATTGATATCGGTAATGCGCTCGGCTCCGAACCGACGCATGAACTCCCGCACCTTCGGGCTGTTGACATTGAAGGTTGCATCGCTGATCACCTCCTGCGCGGCTTTGTCTCCGAACGACACAACCGTGTTACGCACTGTCTTCGCGGCTCCCTTGAACGCCGTGCCTTTGATCTTCGACACGATGCCAGGAATCTTTGCTGCGGTGAGTGGCATCAGTCCTCAAGAAACGCTTCTGCGTCTGCTGGGACTGGAGCGACGGCCGGGGTTCCGGGAACGGCCGGTGGCGGCAGATCCGGCGGTGGCGGAGCCTCCTCCTCTTCCAGCGTCTCCACGAACGTTTCGTTGAATGGCACGAAGCGTCCACCGCCAACCTTCTTGTCGTCCTCGGACTTCTTGCCTCCCTGCTCACGCCACTCGTCCACGGTGAAGGCCGCAGGCTTCGCGGTCATGACCTTGAGTTCGTATTCGCGATCCTCCTGCACCGGACTCACGTAGTCCAGAATGAGCCGCTCATCGAACTGTTCAATCAGCTGTGTCTGGAGCATGACGCGCATGAACTCCAAGCGAGGGACCACGATGTAACGGCCCATCAGGTAGTCGGCCGCGTCGATGGTCGCGCGGTTCGAGTTCTCGATAATGCCGAAGATCTCGGGAGGCATGCCGTAGACGTGAATGAAAATGTCACGCTCGTCCTTGCGCAGCGTGCTGAGCTCCATGTCCTTGAAGTTCTGCGACAGGACATCGACGGTGATCTTGCGGTTGATGAAGTAAGGCTTGTTGAACCCGCTCGCGTTCGACAGCTTCGTCATCCAGTCTTCGGAGAGCCGCTTGACGTTGTCCATCGACAGCGACTCGCCATGGATGAGGATGTCCGGCCGAGCGCGATTGCGGAACCACGCCTTGAGATGCTTGGCCGCATACTCATCGGTCTCGAGCTCGTCGCCGAGCGCATGTCCGATGCCCGTCCCGCGGTCGTAAGGATCGGCCGGGTTGGGATGATACAACCAGATGAGATCCTGCTTCGGCACGTGCATCACGCCACCGGGTGCCACGATCAGGTAGAAGTTCCCTTCGTTCCGCGGGAGCTCGGTGACCCACGTCGGCGGGATCGGATAGAGTGCTGAGCCCGTCATGAGCCCGTTGCGCTCCACCAACATGCCACTCTCTCCTACGAGATCGAGGTGCTGCTGCAACACCTGCACACACACGACGCCGGGGAACTTGTCGTTACCGTGATCCAGCAGGTCGAGCGCGGGATGCTGCTCGATCTCGCGTAGACTGTCGGAACGACGGAGAGCCTTGTAAGTCATCTGACGCTTCTGGGGATTCATGCTCCGCGCAAGTGCACGGTAGCGTCTGGCCTTCGCCGGGGTCAGTGACTTGACGTTGGGCTTCTCCGTCGCCACGAACAGCTGCCAGTGTGCGCTAGCAACCATCCACGATGTCCGTCCCACGACGGCTCGCAGCCATGGCATCGTGTTATACGCTTGGAGGAGTTGATTCGATCCCATCCGCGGAGTGGAGACGATGTTGTTGAGCATCGTCGCCAGCACCGTGCCGGGGTTTGCGCCAACCGCACGCATCACCCATGCGGCTACGTTGTCTCGCCAGTTCATGAACGCATCCCCTTGTATTCGCACAGCAGTGTGTGGATGTTCTCGTCGTAGCGTCGATCGCCCACCACGAAGAACGCCAGCATCCCTGCCACGATGAGCACGTCATCGTAGCGCTCGATCCACGGACTGTGCTCGATGATCTCTTTCGAGAAGGCGTAGAGCCGTCGCGAACCCGGCGTGGGATCCGGATCAATGAGGCACTGCGAGTTATTGTCAAACACGACACGCCATCCTGGCCACGTAGTGACCACGGCGATCACCCGCACATGACGAGGAGGCAACACCTTGAGTTCAAGCATGGCCATGTGTCTATCCACGCGTGAGGTCGAAGAGCGGAAGGTTCGGATGCTCACGTCTGGCCGCGAGGAGCGCGTAGGCGTGCTTGCGGAACCCTTCGCCGGAGATGGAGACGATACAGTTATTGCTCGCGACCTTCCGCCAGCGGAACTCTTTCCTGCCATCGATGTAGACTTCGAGCCGGAGTCCTTTCGGTCGCTCAACGTCCTTCACCTGTGCTGGCATAATCAATATCCTCGTTCGAGCCGTTGCCGTCGTGCCGCTTCCGCCTTACACTGCGGAGAGCAGAACGGGGAATGCGCGAGCGTGCGACGACAGCCGCACACCCGACATTCGTGATTGAACCACTTGCCCACGCGACGCCAGAAACGGTGCCACATGATCAGTCGTAAAGCACGTAGCCGCGTCGCTCAGCATCGCGCACACGCCAGGCCGTGTGACATTCCTCTGAACAGTAGCTGCGGCCGGGTTGACGCGGCTTGTCGCACATCGCACAGGTATGATGGAAAAATCGCGCGAGCGAATCATACCATCGCACCAACGCCGTGTGCAGTTGCCGTTCCTTCCCAATGGGCTTTACCTCCATGCTGATCCCGCCATTGTCCGCGTAGCGCACCGAGAGGATCGTGGGGTGATCCATCGGTGTCAGGTTCTCGACCAGTGTGCGGGTCATCCGCGCACGATCAATGTCCTGATTGAGCTTCGCGATTACGTCACTCGAATCCCTCCCGACGACGGTCGTGTTGAACATGTGATGCCTCCTGAGACCACGAGCGATAGCGCGCTCGACGAGCCGCTACCAAGTGTTCCTCTCCCTCCAACCAATCGTTGAACACGTGCAGGACGCCGGGGTCCGACTCACTACGCATCTCGCTGCCCCTGCCAGACAACCGGCGACGGAGCCAACCCCAGCATCCTTCTCGAACATGACGACCGGGCGACCCAGCACCACCCTCGCAAACCGGGGCAGTCTGCGTTCCCAGCGGACGGTCTGAGCCGGTTCCGATCGTCATGACTAGGCGCCACTATCGCCTTCAAAGGTCCACACGCCATCACGGAGATGACCGTGGAAATGACATCCCGATAGATCTCGAATGCTCGGAGCGAGCGACGGCCGCTCCACGTTTCCGTTCCATTCCCAGTTGGCCCCACTGTAATTCTTCGGAGCTATCTCCTTCGGTGTGCCGGTGCGGAACAGCGGAAGATTCATCATCGACCCGCAGTTGCACGGACACAGGCAGAGGATATGCGCGTAGTTCGGATGCTCCGGATCAACCGTGATACAGTGATCGCCAGAGCGCACGTCCTCGCCCCACATCTCTTCATCCGTGCGCGCGCGAGCGGGAACGGGCGTGCGATGATTCCGTGCGTGGACGTAGGTCATTGGAAGATCAGGTCATCCGGCGCAAGCAGCATGCTCTCGGTCGCTGCCCACACCATGGCATCCATGCGGTCCGGGCTCTTGAGTCCGGGCACCCATGTGATCATCTGCGATTCAAGATCTGAGAACGCTCCCACATGATGCGCCCGATGTTGCTCGTAGAGTGCCGCAACAGGTTCCGCCCGCGTCCGCTTCCCGCGGCTCGCATGCACCTCTTTGAAGAACACTTCCTGTCCCAAGGCCTTGGACGCCACGGCCACGGTATACTTCACCATGGCTCCGCCGTTGTTCACCTCACCGATGATCTTTTCGGCCTTGTAGAGATCGTAGAGCTCCACGGCCTTGTGGCCCCA